AACGTTTCATCTACAAAGAAAGTCCCATTAGCTTGAGCGTATTGTGGATCTATACCATATCTACCACCTAATAAATTACCATATCGATCGTCGACGCTGTCTGCGTCTACAGAGCCTAAATCTGAAGCCGTTTGTGATTGATAATTTGTTGCTGTATCAGATATAAAGTTGTTATCACCATCGTGAGGGACTCTAGTTAAACCAAGAGCGGTAGCGTCGTTATCAGTACCAGATCCGCTAGTGTCAAAACTTCCAGATTTATCTATAGGTTCGCTTACATTAAAAGCGTTAGATGTTTTATTTGTTGGATATAAAACCCTCTCTATACCATTACTATCACTCCATGACACCTTTATATAACTAACATAATCCAATGGCATTACCATAACAAGAGTAGAAGGCACTACGATCTCCCAGTCTTTAGTGGATTTCAAAGTGTCGTAACTTAATTCTTGCAACCCTCTAATCGCATGGAAATTAACATCGTTCTGTACCACCCCTTCACATATCTTTCCATCGCCTACATACGCGGCGTTAAAAGATTGTATTATTTCATCAAGGCTAATATACCTGTATCCCCCGAAGACTCCATCACCATCTAATCCGTCGTCTTGGTAGTATAGATCCGCGGTCGCTCTTAGTGTAGCCATTTACTTATATGTTTTGGAATTGTTGTTCTGCCGCGTCCTCTTGAGCGGCTATTTGTACTAACCCAGGTTTATTTATAACTATGCCCGCTAGTTCTAGTATTCTATTCACCAATGTGTCTTCTTCAGCTTTATGTAGTTCAAAGTTCTCTGAAACGTTACTGTTGTATAGAGCTTTCTCGTTAACCACTACGTAAGCCCATTCTGCTGGTGTAGGCACTCTGAAATACTCCGCGGTTACGCCACTTGTTTTCTTGCTACCGCTTCCAGAATAAACTGATATATCTTCTCCAGCTACTATGCTATCTGTATATATAGGGGCTTGTGATGTCGCCGCCGCTATGTGCCGTGTGGAAGCAGCAAATTTATAAGCGTCATTAATAGGTACTTTTTGACATACTTGAGAGTCAAAGAAGATCCTACCAACTTGGAAGACATCTAAATTGCTCACTTGCGTTTGAAAATCAGTTCCGCTTGTCACTCCATCTATAACTAAAAACGGCGCTAGCTTTTGATTTAGCAACTCCTCGATATCACTCTCGTCCTTTTCAATCTTCTTGTCTGGGTCTTTTCTTCCTCTAATATTTTTAGAGTAGAAGTAAGATTCAAATATAGACGTCTGAGCTTGATTAGCTAATAAGTTAAATTCCTGCGGAGTTATATAACCCCTTTGCTCTTTGTTCGCAAGGGTTAAAACTCTTTGATATACTGTATCTACACTTATTGCCATAATTCTTTTTTTGTAGTTTTGCAACCACCCCGAAGGGCAGTTGCATCACCATTGATTATTATTTTAATCGTTTTTCTATATTGGAGTATATCTCCATTCCCTCATCAGTCTTAAACCAAGCGGCTAAAGCTGAGTATGGGTGTTCGTCAAAAGGAACGGTCATTAACTTCCTGTCATTAGTTCCCCATGAGAACGTTCTTTGATCAGAAGATAATTTAATAACCCCTAACTCTGTGGCTTTAATACCGAAGTTTCTAAGCATCACGTTATCGTCATTAACTAATTCTAAGAGCAACCTAGGATTTCTCTTAGCATATAGCAGTAGATCGCGCTTAAGCTCCTTAGAACTCATCTCTGATACCTTAGAACCAATCTCAACCCTCATAACAGCTTCTGCCATGTCGATGTCTAGGTTTAAAGCTGCATTTAAAGCATCTATCTCCATTTCAAGGGTGTCCAACTGAGTTGCCGCAACCGCTTTAGGTTTATGCTCATGGAAAAGTTTATCGCGATGAGGATGATAAAGCGATAATAGCTTTTGTAACGTTACTTTGTTTTTAGGTACAAGTAACACCCCGTTTCTGAAAACGATATGATCAAGTCTTTGATCACCTTTCATCTCATCAACGAAGCAAGTTCTTTGATTTTTAGTGTGTTTTAATTCTCGCTCGTAACCTTTATCTTCATCGAACCAAAATATACCTGAGCTGCGTATAGATTTACTTAAGGGTGATCTATTGTTTGATAGAACATATCGCCTATCTTTAATCTCCCATGTATCTTTATTTAGTTTGGGCTTGGGTTCTAGTTTTGGAGTTTCAACTACAACTGTTTCTTCTACGTAGGGTTCTTGAACCTCTACTTTTTTTGTTTGCTTTTTAGCCATAATATAATATAATAAAAAATTAATATAAAACTACCCCTCCCGAAGGAGAGGTAGTTTCACCAAATATACTTACCTTAGTTTAACAACATGAAGTTGTTAGCACCTTGTACAACTAAGCAGCGCTCAGAGAGGTAGTGCACCTCCATCGCGTCTAAGTCAGACGTAGTAGCTCCAACTGAACCAGTTGTCCAAGTTTTAAGTTTACGATTATCCGTAGCAGAAGCTCTGTAACGTACGTGTAAGAAAGGACGCTTAAGGTTCTTACCTAGAGACTGGTCATACACAGTAGATACTCCAGCTGGAATCATAACTCCACGTATAGCGTTAACTACATCAACGTCGTTAATTAAACCACGTGTAGATTTATCATTTAAGTACTTCCAATCAGACTTGTAGAAGTCGTAAGAACCTCTACGGAATCCAGAGAAACCTAAATTAAGAGCCATATCCTCGTCGTTGTTGAACACTCCGTAAGAAGTACCTCCAGCACCGTAAGAATTCATAGAAGCAAGCATATCGTCCACAGCTAGAGCTGTCGCTCTGTTTACAAACATCATGTTCTCTTCAATAGCTCCATTCTTGTCAAACTCAGCTAAGATAGCGTCGAATTCAGCAAGGTCAGTAGCGGCGTTGATGCCGGTAATACCTGTTGATTCGTTACCCCTAGTAGTGATTGCTTTGAATAAACCTTCCGTACCTGAAATTCCAGTTGAGTTATCCTGATAGTCCGCAAAAGCCGATGAAGCTTTTTCAGATTCAATCATAGCCATCTCTAAGTAATCCGTAAAACGAGCACGAGTATCGCCCTCAGCTTTTAGATACCATAGGTAACCGCTTTGGTTCTCCTCTCCTGCAACTTCTACCCAACCAATTTGAGAAGCGTCAGATCCAGAGATCTCATACTTATCTTTGATAATGATTGGTTTGTTGCTGTAAGACTTGAATCCTGGAGTATTAGCGCTTGCGCGACCTACTTCTCCTTTAGCGTACTCAGAACCAAATACTAGTAGCTTACAAGCACCCGCGTCTCCGGATAACCCGAAAGTGGTTCCATCGTAGTGTGTAATTGTAACGGAGTTAGTACCCTCTGCAACGTTCACAGCTGTGACATAACCTCTCTTGGTTGTAGAGGCGTCGGATACTAAAACCATATCCCCTTTTCTAACAGCGTGATTAGAGAGGGAATCCTCCCCGTCACCATCTGTTAGTATTGAAAAGATGTGACCACCTGAGTTGGTTGCCGCCGTACCTCCATACGCTAGGTGTAACCTACCTTGTTCAGACCATACAACTTGATCAGCTGTCATGCCCTCTTCAGCCCCTACTTGTGAAAGGAATCCTGAGACACTTCTGTTTCCAAAAATCTCAGCCTCTTTTTCCATAAGGTCTGGTAAATATTGTTGTGCCCAGTCATTATCGCCACCCGTAAAATCGATGTAAGCCGAAGCTAACGTCTGTTTTCCGGGAGCCGGTGCTGGTGCAACGTTTCCTGTAACTGCCATTTTAAATTTTCTTTAAATTGTTATTTTTTGTTTTTAATTTTGAACTTAAAAGAGGTGGTATCATCGCCTAACACCTTGAACTTAGCACCTCCAGTCTGCGCTTCTCCATGAGAGGATCTAGCGGTTGTGTTGATGTTCTTGGCTTTGGCCACGCTGTCTTTCAGCGCATCTGCCTTGCCTTGTTCGTAAAAGTGATTAGCAACGGCGTCTGCGTTCATAGCTGTGTACAAACTCTTATGGTAACCCTTAGCATCTGACATTGTGTTATCTTCATTCAAAAACTTTCCGATGAAGTTGTTAATATCGCTTTGGGTTTCCTTTACTTGGTTTGCATCTTTGACGTTAAACCTAAATTTTTTCTCTCCGACATTATATTCAAAACCTTTGAACTTGTCATTGAAAACCTGCTCGGTTTTCTTATTGAATTTAGATTTTAGGTCTTGAGCTATTTTTTGCTTTTGCCCCGACTCTTTATTGTATCTGTTGAAGAAATCAATTGCCTTCTGTTGTTCTCCTGTGAGTTTACTTCCAGCTTTAATATCTTCGTAATATTTAGACTTTTGCCCGTCTAAGTAGGTCTTGGCCTCGGCAACTTGCTCTTTGAGGGCCAATTTTTTTCTTTTAATATCTCTTTCATCATCTACGTCCTCGTCAAATGAGAAGTTGTCCTCCATAAGGAAGTTAATCTCCTCCGAGTCTAGATGAGGTTTAGTTCTTTTGTAGTATTCAAGTAAAGCCTCTTGGTTATCTAAATCCTTAACATCTCTATTAAGGTTAACGTAATCCTGAAGGTCTCCACCCGTCTCGTCCATGAAGTCTAATAGCTTCTGGACATTTTCTGGTATAGCTTTCCCTGATTCTTCATTTTCATCAAGAGCCTCCATAACCTCCTCCTCAGTAACAGTTTCCTCGTCGGTTATCTCTTCAACCGCGGGTACTTCGTTATCAACGTCCTCTTCTTGTGAAACTTCTTCAACTGTTTCTTCGACATCGGTTTCAACTTCATCCGTTTGCTCTGGTTCTGCGGGTGTACTTAAATCTATCTTGATAACATCTGGGTCATCTTTACTCTCGAATTTTTCTAAATCGATTTCAGGTTTTTGCTCTTCAGCAACCTCTTCTTGAGGGGTTTCTTGGGTAACCTCTTCGGTCACCTCTTCGTTTTTCACTTCTTCCATAATACAATATTATATAATTAATTACCAATTTGTGGGTTGAACTTATCTAAACCCAGTCCGCCTCCTAGTATATCATTACCTGAAGACTCGAATCTTTTAGCATTTGCTTTAACTTTTTCTCGCCTATCCTTTCCCCCTTCTTTCATTTCCTCTAACCCTCTAGTTTCTGCTCGCTCCTGATCTCGTAAACTCTGATTAAGATCAAATTCAAACTGCATCAACTCTTTCTTTAATCTAACCTCTTCTTGTAGGTGATGGATTTTAGTCTCACCCTTGACTGATTCCAATTGAATATCTGCTTGAGACTTCATTTGGTTTTTCTGCATCTCAATTTCAGCAGCGGCTTGTTGAGTTTTCGTACTCGCTTCGGCTTGCGCTTGAATGTTTTCTTGTTGGATTTTTTGGTCACGCTCTAGTTTCTTTCTACGTTTTATCTTTAACAACTGGTTTGCAAGTTTTAAATTCCTAACCTCCCTGATATCTATAGCGTCATCTAAGTCTATTAATTGTTGAGACAATGCGGTCTGTATGTTATTCTCCAATATCTGCTTCTCCTCCTCATCTGGCTCTAGTTCTATAAATATGCCAAAATCATATAAATGCAACTCCGCCATTTCCTTCAGCGTAGCTACATTGTGAGCTCCTATAGCTTGAACGAATGCGTCTGCTGTAGGTGAATACTCTAATATATCCGATATTCTCAAAGACAAAGCCTCAGCTACCTCAGATGTTAGATACATAGAAGATAATAATACGTGTCGCGTTGCTACGTTAGAATTTGCAGCTGCTAGTTTCTGTACTCCAACCAGCGATTTCGGGTCTGGAACACTAGCATCTCTAGCTTCATTTAATCCCGTAACATCACGAATCATCTGCAAGTAGTAGTTGTATGTCTGTATTAGACTCGCTATTTTATTTTGACCACCTGAACTAGCTATCTGCTGAATAGGGATTTTACCCGGGTTTGGATCTCCATCACCATTGTAAGATCTACCTATAACGCTACCTGTTTGGAAGAACATATTAAGAGCTTCCTGCGGGTTATAGTTTGTACCATTACCTAAATCGATCTCAGCAAGACCATCTGCGTCTAGATACACGCCATCAGGTACCATGCGTGACATAACTTGCTGTAGCTTAAGATGTGTCAATTGAATCATATCAGCGAACCCGGTGACTCTACTAACTATAGACTCTATATTACCTTGATACATCCTTGGTGCTACTAAAGAGTAATTCATTTTAACTTTGTTAAAGTCACTCTTAGACCGCATCATATTTTCAGCCTTCTCCCACTTGAGCAGTTTGTCTGTTCCAAGGACTATAGCTCCTTCAAAAACGCACTCTATAGCTCTTTGCAGTCTCTCGTACCCGCCTTCCTTATTCTCAGGTGGATTAAACGAATCTGATTTTTCTATAGCTTTAGACCCACCGCTCCCGGTTTCCTTTATCTTATAGACATCATTAGTGTGTGTCTTGTAGTTAAAGTATAAAACTTGAATTTTATTTTTATCAGCCTCTTGCCTACGCCCAGTATATCTCTTGCTAGATCCAGCGTGTATTTCTTCTAAGTCAGACTCCGTTAGGTTATCAAACTCCCTCGCAAGCTCGTTAATAGGTATTGTTTTAACCTCGCCTATATAGTATATATCCTCAAAGTAAGGGGATTCAGAGTGCGAGTAGACAATATTAGCGGGATCAACATATTCTATAGTAGCCCCTTCGCTCCAGTTGAATCCAGTTTTTACGCACCCAATACCTAACACCGTTAGATCATATAGCATTCTACGTCTAACAAGGTCATAGTTGTTACCGTCTAATAAAACATTAATAGCTTGCTCTTCAGCTATCTCTACAGCTTGTTTATAATTAAGCTGCATATGCAAATCTAACTCTTCTTTTGAATCAGGTAAGGTCTTAGGATCTGTTTCGTATAGATCAACATTAAGTAGTTTGGCCGCTTGGTCATTAAAAGCCTTGCTTTCCATGTCTCTAATTAAAGACTCCATGTACTCCGTTCTCTTGCTTACTCCATACTGATCTTGAGAATAGGCGTTGATATTAAACATCCTTTCAGACATGCCATTCACAACGATATCCACAAACTTGGGTATAATAGGTACTGGTTTCCAGTCTAAATTAAGATAGGACAAATCACCGTTTATAGATAACTCATCCTTATATTTCTGTATAGATTGTTCTCCTCGCGCGTATAGTCTTAAATTATGAAATTTATTTTGCGCTCCAGAAAATCTATTATTCGTATCTTTAAACCACTCCTGCTCTATAGCGCGCGCTACTTTAAGTCCATATTCTGGACTCACTTTCTCTAGGTCAGGAACCGCTTGAGAGGGGAAATTAACATATACTGACTCAGCCATGTTTATTTAATTATCTGGGATGTAAACCCCTTGTTGTTATATTTTGCCATATTGAAATTCAAAGGTTGCTTCTCTATCTTTGCATTAGGTGTGTATAGGTGTCTATTGCAAGCCATAATAGCTAAACCAGAGCTTATAGAAGCGTCATGCTTAGTCCTCTTGTTTATATCGAATCTAGCCCAGTCGTTTAGCAGTTCGTTAAAATACACTGTACCATAACTACCCTCGCCTAAATGACCAACATGTTCTTGTATATACATCTCTATAGCTGCTGCGTGAGCTTGTTTAATGTCTTCACTAGAGTTTGGTATACCACCAACTTCCTTTTCAGCCACCGATAACTTCTTCCAAATCTTATCTGGTCTATTCATACTATATCCTCTATAGCCTCTTCGGCGTAGATAGTATAGTAGTCTTGGTTTATTATTCTCTGCAAGTATAGGCATACCATAAAATACAAGCGCCATAAGTACATCCTCAAAAAACATCTCCGCGGTTTGTGGTCTTGCTATATATTCTAGGAAGAACGTGCTCGAGGGAGCATCTTCCATAGAGAATTTCGTTAATCCGTGAAGGGCCCCTTTCGATCCCTTGCCATCAACAGTGCCGCTAATATCATAACTATCACAGCCAAACGCCCCAATATGATTATTGCCTGGGAATCTAACTCCATTTTTTATAATCTGTTTATTTTGTAAAGCAACTGGTGGAACCCAGCTCACTTTAAACCTACCGCTTGGATCCGGGTA